CGGCGGTCGTGTAACCGCTGGACAGCCGCATTTGGTCGGGGAAAAAGGTGCAGAATTGTTTGTGCCATCTGGTCACGGCAAGATTGTGCCTAATGGTAGCAGTGCGGGCGGCAGTGTAGTCGTCAACCAGACCATCAACTTGTCGGCTGGCGTTTCTCAAACAGTACGCGCTGAAGTGATGGGGATGTTGCCGCAGATACAAGAAGCATCAAAAGCTGCGGTGCTTGAAGCAAGACGGCGCGGCGGATCATTCGCAAGCGCATTTGGGGCATAGTTATGGCTGAAACTTATCCACTTACATTTCCAACACAGACCGGCGTTGCTGCGGTTGAAATCACCGCAACTGATATTGTTTCGATCAGCGAAAGCCCTTTCACACTAGCACAGCAAGTTGTGCGGCACGCTGGCGCACGTTGGTCAGCAACAATTAGCATACCGCCCGTAAAGCGTTCTGACAGCGAATATTGGAACAGCTTTTTATTGCGGTTGCGTGGTCAGTTTGGCACGTTCTTGCTTGGCGATCCTAATGCAGCAACGCCACGCGGATCAGCGGCTAGTGCAGCCGGTACGCCGGTCGTTAATGGTGCAAGCCAGACCGGTAACGAACTTGCCATTGACGGTTTGCCAGTATCGGCAACGGGTTATCTTTTGGCTGGCGACTATATCCAGCTAGGCAGCGGATCAACTGCGCGGCTTTATAAGGTGCTAGAAGATGTTGACACAAACGGCAGCGGTGAAGCTACGCTGAACTTGTGGCCGGATTTGCGGTCATCACCGGCAGACGGTGCAACAGTGACAGTCAGCGGCGCAAAAGGCATTTTCCGGTTGGCAACAAACGATGCTACTTGGACAATCAACAACGCTGGTTTTTATTCAATCAGCTTTGCAGCGGTTGAAGCACTATGACGCGCAGCGGTGTACCATCCGAATTTGCGACTGATAGCTTCACTGGCTTTTTGGCGGTTGAACTTGAGTTTGACAGCGGCACTTTGCGCGTCTGGAATGGTTACGGCGACCTAACCATTGATAGCAATGTTTATACTGGTGGCGGCACGCTGATCGGGGTTTCGGCAATTGAAGAAGCCGCTGAGATCGGCGCAAAAGGCGTGTCAATGTCTTTGACCGGCATATCAAGCAGTATCTTGACCACAGCTTTGACAGAAAATTACCAATATCGCATTGCCAATATATATGTCGGAGCAATTACCAGCGGCACAGTTAGCAGCTATAAAGTGTTTTCTGGCCGGATGGATGTGATGACCATTGCCGAAGAAGGCGAGACTTGCACAATTACACTGACTGCCGAAAGCCGGTTGATTGATTTGGAACGGCCAAGATTGCGCCGCTGGACAAGCGAAGATCAGAAAGCCCTTGATGCCAACGATAAAGGCTTTGAATTTGTCAATTCCTTGCAAGAGGCATCTATAAAATGGGGCGGCTAGTAGATTGGCCGGATCGACTTGCAAAGCATATCGAGGAATGGCGGCACAAAAAGTTTGAATGGGGCAAGGCCGATTGCGCCTTATTTTGTTTGTATGCGGAAAAAGCAATTTGCGGATCATCACGTTTTGATGACTTTATCGGCAAATATCGCTCCGCAGCGGGTTCTGCAAAGACGTTGCTAAAGATAGGCGCGGGCGATCTTGCGGCTAGTGTTGGGGCTAGGTTGCCCGAAATAGAGCCATATAAAGCGCAGCGCGGCGATGTTGCGCTAATAGACACGCCAATGGGTGATGCGCTATCATTAGTGGTCGGTGATAAGGTCGCCGCTATGGGCAAAGATGGTTTGATTTTCCTGCCGTTAAACGCGGCCAAGAAAGCGTGGAAGGTGTAATATGCCACAGGCGGTTATTCCAGCACTGGTTGCAACAGCGGCAACGGTCGGCACAGCTTATGTTGCGGGAACTGTGGCAACTATCACGGCCGCATATGTTGTTGGCACGTTTGCGGTCAATCTTGCGCTGACTGCTGCGTCACAAGCACTTGCGCCAAAGCCAAAGCAGCCAAACATCGGCGGCGGTGGTAATGGCGGGATTGACCAGTCAAAAACAATCACAGCCAGATCATCTAACGCCACGCGCAAATTGGTTTATGGCGAAACCCGTCTTGGCGGCACGTTTGCTTTTATTGAGGCAACAGATAATGATGAATATCTGCATTTGGTGGTTATTCTGGCGGCGCACGAAGTTGAGCAGTTTACCGGTGTATATTTCAACGATGAACTTTTGACAATATCTAACACAAACGTCACTTCACCTTCAAAATACAACGGTTTTGCGCGTATTTATCCCGTTTTAAAAGGATCATCTGCAAACACTCCAAATCGATTAATAGTTGAAACAAGCTGGACAACTAGCCACACGTTGACTGATCAAGCATATATTTATTGCAGACTAAAATATGATCCTGACGTATTTGAACAGGGGTTGCCGAATATCAGCGTCAAGATGCAAGGTCGCAAGATATATGATCCGCGCACGACAACCACAGTTTATAGCAAAAATCCCGCTTTGGTCATCCGCGATTATTTGACCGATACCGTTTATGGTTTGGGTGCAACGGCGGCAGAAATAGACGATGCCAGCTTTATTGCTGCGGCTAACGTCTGCGAAGAAAGCGTTGCACTTTCTGGCGGCGGCACACAAGACCGCTACACTTTTGATGGCGTTGTTGACACGCAGAACACGCCGCGCAGCAATCTTGAACAAATGCTGACCGCATTGAACGGTTCGCTTTACTATTCAAACGGCAAATGGTCTTTGCGTGCTGGCGCATATGTAACGCCGACTGTGACGTTAAATGAAAATGATTTTGCGTCTGGGATGACCGTTAGCACCGCTATTTCGGCGCGTGACAGCTTCAACGCTATCAAGGGGCAGTTTATTAGCCCAGCAAGCGACTATCAAGCCACAGACTATCCTGCGATCACTAGCAGCACGTTTGAAACTGAAGATGGTGGCGAACAGCGTTATCTAAATCTTGATCTGCCATTTACAGATAATGCGGCACGCGCACAGCGTATTGCAAAGCAAATCCTATATAAAAACCGGCAGGAAATTGCTTTACGCGCAAAATTCAAGATGACCGCTTTCCAGTTTCAAGTTGGCGACACTGTAATGATTACAAATACGCGGCTGGGCTTTACTAATAAAGTTTTTGAGATTGTTAGCTGGAAACTAAACTTTGGATCAACCGAAGTTACTGTTGATTGCGAAATGGTCGAAACAAATAGCGCGGTTTATAGCTGGACTGCCGAAGAAAGCGATTTCCAGCAAGACAACACAACCCTGCCAAACCCGTTCAATATCCCAGCACCGACTGTTTCACCATCTGACACGCTGGAACTGTTCAACCAACAAGCCATTTCAGTGCTGATTGTTGATGCAGAAAGCACAAGCATATATGCGCGGCAGTTTGAAGTGCAAGCAAAGCTGTCAACAGAAACAGTTTACAAGTCACTAGGTATCGGCAGCGGCAACAGGTTCACGCTGGTCAACGTGCAAGCTGGCGGCCTATATAACATCCGCGCAAGGTCGATCAACGCGCTTGGTGTCAAGTCTGCGTGGGCAACGGCTAATCATACGATTGTCGGTCAAGCTGCGGCTGCGTCTGATGTGACCAATTTCAGCGTCAACATCATTGGCAAAAACGCCGATTTAAGCTGGACAGCATCAACCGATCAAGATTTGTCGCATTACGTCATCCGGCATTCACCGCTATTGACCGGCGCGACCTATAACAACGCGCAAACAATCGTCAAGAAAGTGCCGCGTCCGACTAACACTGTTGTTGCGCCAGCACTTACCGGCACATATTTCATCAAGGCGGTCAACAAATTTGGCGTTCAAAGTGCGAATGCCGATAGCAGCGTGGCTTTGGTCGATCAAGTTGACGGGCTTAATCTGACCGATACAGTGTCAGAACATCCAGATTTTACCGGCACAAAGACCGACTGCATTTTTATTGATGACGTTCTGCGGCTAGATACGACCAATCTGTTTGATAGCGTTGCCGGTAATTTTGACGATGCGACCGGCTTGTTCGGTGGCGGTTCCGGTTCGGGCTTTATTGCAAGCAGCGGCACATATGATTTTGCGAACATAATTAACCTTGGCGCGGTATTTACAGCGCAAGCCAGCGCGGTTTTGAAGGTGTCGCAGCTATCTATGCACACCGGCACACCGGCCAGCGGCGCGACTGACGTTGATTTATATGTTAGCACCACGCAAGATGACCCGATTGGATCGCCAACGTGGACTGCTTACCGGCAATTCGTAGTTGGAACCTATACAGCAAGGGCGTTGCGCTTTAGGGCGGTTCTAACAAGCACTGACAGCGCAGAAACACCGGCCATCGAAGAGCTAACCGCAGAAATGCGTTTGCCGACCAGAACGCAAAGCGACAACGATATCCAAAGCGGCGCAGGGGCAAAGGTTGTTACCTTTACCACGCCATTCAAGGCACTGAATGCGGTGTCAATTTCGGTCGGGGATATGCAATCTGGCGATTATTATGCTATAACTAGCAAGTCGGCATCTGGGTTCACGATCACGTTTTACAATAGCAGCAATGCAGCGGTGGATCGTTTATTTGATTACGTTGCAACGGGGTTTTAAATGTCACAGCACGATTTTAACATTGCCAACCAAACTTTTCCCAGCTTTCGCGCTGATTTAAACAATGCGTTAGTTGCGGCTGCAACGATGAGCGCGGGCGCATCTGCGCCGACAACGCCGTATGCGTATCAGCTTTGGTTCGATACCACGACCGACACTTGGAAGGTCAGAAACAGCGGCAATACTGCTTGGATCAGCACAATCACGACTGATTTGGCGACAGGCAACGTGGGCATTGGGACGACTTCGCCTAATATGCCGTTGCATATCAGTAACTCTACCGATGGAAATCTAGTTAATTTATATACAACTGGAACAGGTGGTAGTGCGGCTCAATTAAAAATTACTGGTGCTTCAAACCTCATTAAAATGACAACGGGCGGAAGTGATGCTTTAGCATTTGAAACATCCGGTTCTAACGAACGGATGCGTATCGACGGTGCAACTGGCAACGTGGGCATTGGTGTTTCTGACCCATCACAAGTTCTTGATTTAGTTGGCAGTAGTAATACTGGTTCTGGAAGCGTTCGTGCTGGTGGTGCAGGCTCAGGCACACAAGCGGCATTTATGGCACAAGCACAGTTTGGCTCTGCTTCATTCGGCACGTATGCTAATTATCCTGCTGTATTAAATTCATCAAACAGCCCTATGGTATATTTTAACACTAATGCTTCTGGCAGGGCAGTGTTTGCTGAAGGCATCACCTTCAACGGTGACACGGCGGCGGCTAATGCGCTGGATGACTATGAGGAGGGGACTTGGGCGCCTA